ACCTTTAGACGCACCAGTAAAACCGTATACAGAGTTCATGGAAATCTTATACGCCAATTGTTTACCGTTATACATCTCTTTTATAGATCCCGTCGAATTGGCCATATCGCGTTTAGCTTGTTTTCTAAACTGTTTAAGTTCTGTTAAAATACTTGGTATAAGACTCGGTACGTTTTGTACAAATTTATGTTTACCAAACGTTTCGATTTCTAAATCAGGATAAAACTTTTTATTTTCATAAATTGGATCCAAAATCAGTGTCGAATAACATAAGTTATGCCCTACCATTATAGATGGATACAGGGCTTCAAAATCAAGTGCTGTTATAGGTGTATAATACGCACCCTTCTGTGCCTCTAATACAGTTGCTCCTTCGTACCCATCGACAAGACCCTGACCCCATTCTATAGTAGGAACAAGGTACCCCATTTCCCTCGCTTTTTTAGTTAACTGACTAAACACTTTAATCTGTTGACCTCTCTCTACTAAATAACATAACGGAACCCATGTCGCTTTTGCCATCTCTAGAAGATTTACAAGTGTACATAATTTAGAAAGTAATTTATGAGGAAGTAAAGTATCCTTTATACAATATTCTGCGACTTCGCGTAATTTTATCGGATCTCCTTCTTTAAAACGAGCAAACATTTCCCTCGCGGGCATGTCAATTTTTTGATCACCAAGGTATAATTTAGACACGTTATCGAGTTTATACGAATCGAGTTTGTACCCTTTTTTAACTTCATGAAACATATCAAAAATAAAACGACCAGGTATGGGTAATAGTTTAAGTTCATTATCACCAAGTGCACTAGAAGATAACTTCTTTATTTTCATCTCACATTTATGGTTCCTAAGTTTACTCATTTCATAAAAGGAACTAGAACATCCTACATTTTTTGCGCGTGTCATTATATAATTCATATCGAAACCAAATATGTTCCAACCCGTAATGATATCAACATCCATTGTTAATAGATATTTACTAAACGCCTCAAGCATACTCTTTTCTGAATCATAACTCAAAATAGTACAGTCTTGTAATTCTGGATCTGTCTTTTTATAACAGAAACACGTCTTATCGTAAGGCACATCTGTACCAAAATAACAAAGTGATAATGCTATTTGAAAACAACAATCGCCAGGTATATCAGCATCAGGAAATTTACCAGTAGAGCTATTACACTCAATATCCAGGGAAGCTACAACGAACGGTGCAGTTTCAGGTTTATCAACTGGTTTAAGTGTTTTCCAATCTAAACACTTTAGATCCAAATTAGTATTGGCATAATTAACGTGTATACAATCATCACCAGAATCTAACCACCCAGTCGATTGAATACCAGTTATATGCATTAATCTCAGAACAGGTTCCAAATTAGACTCGTAAAGTTTTAATTTAACGTATTCAGGTACCGGAATTTCACGCGGTTCACCGTAATCGTTAGGTGGTAAAATATCTTCGTATATACGCAATGAATGTTTAAGCATATAAGAAACTTTACGACGATGTGCGAGTGTATCAAAATTAAGTTTCATAAAATAAAACTTTTTACAGTTTTGAAACCCCCAAACATCCATGGAAGATTGAATATCATAACTCATTATTAAACCAGGACACGATCTCATAATACTGGTATAATATGTTTCAGCACGCGCAGTATAGTCCTCCATTGGAAGTTTTATAAATAAATAAGGTGAAAATGCGGTTGTTACACACACAGATTTACAATCTTCTGTTCTCCCAAAAATATGTATCAAGTGTTCACCATGTTTATCTTCAGTTTCCCATGTGAGTGCTTGAAAAACAACCATTTTCTTTTATTACGTTATCGCTCAATTTTTTTAATATACTATATTAGTAAAATATGTCAGCTGCTTTGATTGACCTCGTATCGGTCGGTGCCCAAGATGTGTACATCACAGGCGACCCACAAGTCTCGTTCTTCAGACAAAACTATAAACGTCACACCAACTTCGCAATTAAACCAGAACGCCTCGATTATATCGGTACGTTTGGTTCGGGAAACGAAGTTTCCATCCCAATTAAATCCAAGGGAGATCTTTTAAGCTATATATGGATCGAAGGTACAAATATTAACGAAAAAAATCACGCAGGTAGTATACTCAATAATAATGCGGATGCTACTTTCACACAACCAACCGAATTTTCACTTTGGGTAGGCGGTCAAGAAGTTTCCAAGATAGATTCAGGATTTATTAATTCTGTTCACACCCACTTGTATAATGAATCCCAAGCGAAAGCAACCGGATGGGTTGGTTGCGATGACCAAGGTAATAACCATTCGAACAATTCGTATGTTATCCCATTCTTCTTCAGCGAAGATTGGACCAAATCTTTACCCCTTGTAGGTCTTCAATACCACCAAGTTGAAATCAGAATCAAGTGTAGAAACGGTGCATTTACACCAGGGTCTACACCGAAGGTATATGGTTCATATATCTTCCTCGATACAGAGGAACGCGAATTCTTTGCTAAATCAGAACATGAAATGCTTATCACACAAACACAGTTCCAACCAATGACTGCTAGTGATACATCCATTGATCTTACTTACTTTAACCACCCCGTTAAGGCCGTACACATTGCCGCGTTTGGTACAGGTGCTACACATACATTTGACAGTGCGTCCATGTATATTAACGGTACACCACTCTTCGAAAATATGTCACAAGAATATCATAAAATTGTCGTTCCAAATAGGCACTGTTCCGTTCTTTCAGAAGGCGGTGATGCTATGCCAATTGCGACATGGCCATTCTGTCTTACAATGAACAAAACACAACCAACAGGTACATTAAACTTTTCGCGTATAGATAGCGCAAAGATAACTCTCGATAATGTCGGAGGAGCTAATAGTCACTTTATTCGCGCGTATGCGGTCAACTATAACATTCTCAGGATTAAGAATGGTATGGGTGGCGTCGCATTCGGTAACTAATGTATTATTTAACCAGATGAACCAAATCCTCTATTAGCACGCATAGTCTTTTGCAATTCATTCACCTCCTCGATAAGAGGTGTCATACACTTTTCTAAAATTAACTGAGCAATCTTATCACCCTTTTTAATTTCGAACGGAACCGATCCGAGATTAAATAGGCAAACTTTCAATTCACCCGTATAATCAGGATCAATCACACCCGCACCAACATGGATCCCATATTTTACAGTTAGTCCCGATCTCGGTGCTATGCGTCCATAACATCCCATAGGAATAGTCGCACAAACACCCGTACTTACAATATCCCTAGAATTTGGTTCGATATGTAAGTCATTTAAACTGTATAAATCGTACCCGACAGACCCCGGGGAAGCGCGCGTTGGTAAAGTCGCATCTAGTGTTAATCGTTTAATTTGAAGTGTTTCTTCGGAAGACATTTTTATTTATATTACACTCTTTTTCTTTATGTCATTAAAAATAAATTAATATAAACGTTTAAGACTATAAAATTGTAAAATGAGTCTGAAAATTATAATGGGAAACATGTTTTCGGGTAAAACTACAGAACTTGTTCGACGTTTGAAAAGATACGAAGTTATAGGAAAACGTATACTCGTCATAAACTCGAGTAAAGATACACGGTGTTTAGAACACGTTCTACGAACACACGATAACACGAAATTTGATTGTATAAAAACAGATGATCTAAACGAACTCAATTACAAAGACTTTGATATAATAGCCATAGACGAAGCACAGTTTTTTATAGGGTTAAAAGTTTTTGTAGAAAAAGTACTCAAACGTGGTAAAACAGTCTTATTAACAGGTTTAGATGGTGATTATAAACAAAGGAAAATAGGCGAGATCATAGATTGTATACCACTCGCAGATAAAGTTTTTAAATTATCTGCGATGTGCATGGAATGTATGGACGGCACACATGGACCATTTACTAAACGTATTGTTAATAGTACAGAAACAGAACTCATAGGTGGTAAAGAAATGTATAGAGCCGTGTGTCGAAAACATTTATAATTATATTTTCTCAGTCTATCACAAATGCAACCAACAGTCTCAGTAAAAAATTCATCGTTAACAGATACACAAATAGGATTACTCACAATACCAGCAATAACAGTACTTACCTTAGCCGTTCTTATTCTATTGAATAGAACGTCTAGAAAAAACCCACTTGCGTATATTTCATTATTTTTAGCAAGTATTCATTTATACCACCATTATACACTTATCGGTCTGCAAAATAAACATTAGATACATAAAGTAATAAAACATATAGTATGTAAATATAAATATGTTTATGATAGAAGAACCTTATGGTTTATCACAATTTCAATGCTGGTTAATATCACTCACACTTGGTATTGTGTTAATAAAAAGAAAAAGTCGTGGTGAAAATTATATACAAATCACCGAACCAGAATTATAAAATTTCTTAATCTATAATAAATGCGCGTTCATTTGGAAAAAAGTCCTCGCATTGATAAAAAGTTTAGGGTTACTTTTGAAAATGGGAGAATAGTTGATTTTGGTGCAAGAGGGTATTCAGATTATACAATACATAAAAACCCAATACGAATGCGTTCTTACGTAACACGTCATGGAGGGTATGTACCATATATGGTACAAAAACAAACCGATAAAAAACTAATACACGAAAATATGCTCGATGTTACTCGAAGCGATAAAGAAAACTGGGGTAAAACAGGTTTTTATACCGCGGGGTTTTGGTCGAGATGGCTTTTATGGAGTCACCCAGAGTTAAAAGGTGCTAAAAAAGTAATATCTAAGAAATTTGGTTTAACTTTTGTTTAATACCTCGTCGTTTAAGATTTGCTTTTAAAGCTGTCATTAAATTTGCGCGTGGATCTCTTTTAGTTGGAACTGGTGGCGCTTGTGGAATTGATGGTACACGTTTAGGTGGAACTGGTGGCGCTGGTGGAATTGATGGTTTTGGTTTTGGTGTAACAGGTTTACTCACTCTGTGCGTAGAACCCGAACTCAATTCCTTAAACAATGATTTACACGTACGTAAAAGTTTTTTCGTTTCACGAACCTGAATTTCCAAAGCCGGCGCCTGACGTCTTTGAATTTTCATTCTGAGTTCCTTCTCCGTCAAAGGTATACGTTTACCTCTAATTTTTTTAGTTACACGAAGACCAAGTCTTTTAGCCTCTGTTTTTAACGAATCGATCTTCATTTATATTACTCAATATTTTTTGTTTGATTAATATAATTGAATTGTGAAAAATAATTAACCATCGACTATATCTTAATCGTCACTTTCCTGACCCATCACATCTATACGTTTCTTCGTATCATCCGCGAGAAACCCGGAAAGTACTGAACATACAGAACACAAAAAGAACGCAAAAGCGAGTAAATATGGATCAAATTTACTTTTTTGAATAGTTAAGATAGAACCACACATCGTAGATAATATACATGCTAATACAATACCAACGGATTCAATTGATAAAAGATCGTCCTTAGCCATTGTCTATTACTACTTTTTATATTAGAAAAAATTATCTGTTCTATACATCTTTGCTTGGAATGAACCCGTTTGTCCTAAAACCGAAACGGATTCATTACCATAAAATTCGGGACATCCTATATCTTCCATACAATCACGCGCTTCGTGTGTTACTGGAAGCGAATACATTTGATCACCTGGTGTTGTTGTATAATAATGATATCTATCACGTCTACCACGAACTTCTTTACCATATAAGGGTAAAGTTTCATCATCGTTACCAACTAATATTCCCATTTGTTGAACGTGCCCTGGTTTGTATTCTTTTATAGGCGGTTCCCGGTATTCTTTTTGAGTAGGAACTCTCACTGGTACGCGAACTGGAACAGCGACTTGAACTGGAACCTTTTCTCTTTTTCGTATAATTTTAGGATTATATATCTGATATAAAACAATAGTAAGAAGTACCAATATGGTAAAAATCATGAGTTTACTTTTAGTCTTATTCTTCATTTATATGTACCAATATTATATTATTTTACGATACGTCTTTTTAATTCATGAAGTGGACTCAAATCAACTCTATTTAATCTAAATTGTACGAG